GTGGCGGCGGTGGCGTTCCCGTACATCCGCAACGGCGAACTGCTGCAGGTGAAGCGGATCGGTATCGAACGTCCTAGCGGGAAAAAGCTCATTATGGCTGAGGCTGACTGTGAGCCAAGCCTGTTTGGCTGGCAGGCTATGGATGCCAAAGCCCGCGCTGTCGTGTTGTGCGAAGGGGAGATCGACTGTATGACCTACTCGCAACTGGGCATTAGTGCTCTGTCGGTGCCGTTCGGCGGAGGGAAAGGAGCCAAACAGCAGTGGATCGAGTACGAGTATCACAACCTGGACCGCTTCGACGAAATCTGGCTCAGTCTGGACAATGACGAAGTTGGACGCGAAGCTGCGAAAGAAATCGCCCGGCGCCTGGGTGAGCATCGTTGTCGTCTGGTTGAGCTGCCGCATAAAGATATCAACGAATGTCTGATGGCCGGGATGAGCGAGGATGATGTCTGGCAATGCCTGGGTACGGCGAAATTCTTCGACCCTGACGAATTATGCTCTGCTGGCGATCTTCTCCAGGAAACCATTGACGCGTTTGAGCATCGCGATGTTGGCCTGTTCACCAGCCCATGGGCGTCATTAAACAGCAATTTTAAGTTCCGCGCCGGTGAATTGACCCTCGTTAACGGGGTAAACGGACACGGAAAAACTGAACTGGTGGGGCATATTGCCGTAGACGCCATGAGCCAGGGCGTACGCGTTTGCATTGCATCGCTTGAGCTGAAGCCCGGAAAAATGCTGGCCCGCCTGACCCGGCAAACAATCTGCAGAAAATCCCCAGAACGTGCAGAAATCGTCATGACGAATGAGTGGTTCTCCGATCGTCTGTGGGTGTTCAAGCTCACCGGTACCGCGAAGTCCGGACGCCTGCTGGAAATTTTTGCCTACGCCCGCCGCCGGTATGGGATTGACCTGTTTGTGATCGACAACCTGGCGAAATGCGGACTCGACGAGGAAGACTACGGCGGCCAGAAAGAATTCATCGACACCCTGTGCGACTTCAAAAACGAGCATAACTGCCATGTACTGCTTGTCACCCACGCCCGCAAAACCAACGAAGCGGCGCCAACGGGGAAAATGGACGTCAAAGGCACTGGCGCATTAACCGACATGCCCGACAACGTGATGGCCGTCTGGCGTAACATCCCCCGCGAACTGGCGCAGCGCAAAGCTGTGCGCATGGGGTATGAAAGCCTGGACAAGGACGAACAAACCGCTATTCAGATGCCAGCGTCAATGATCCGCCTGCTGAAGCAGCGAGAAGGGGAAGGGTGGATAGGTGACATCGGGGCAACCTTTGACTCCCGGTCACACCAGTTTCTGGAGGGCGATAAAGGCCCGTATAACTATCTGGCTGGCGAGCAACAAAGCGAACTCGATATTGAGTGGGAAGCCGGCAATGCAGCGAGGTATTAAAATGGACCGTCTGATTCGTGAAATGTCGTATCTCTTTACTAAGCAGCGGTTTATGGAACTCCAGGAGCGAGCGCATGAAATCGCAATGAGTAACAGCGAACACCTGGAATGTTTTGGATTCATTAACGACGCCATTGATGAATTTCTGGAGGGGCTACCGGATAACCTTCTTTACCATGAAAAGCCCCTTATGCATTACATGGTGATGCGCAGTCTGGCCTTGTGGGATGACGGTGAAGAATTAACTAATGTTCAGTGGGCGCACCCTGGCTGGTTCGGCACAGCCGAAAAAGGAGACACCATCCAATGAAACTGGAATCAGCACTCAAACACTTCAGCCCTCAGGGCATGCACATCAGCGACGACGTGAAAAGCACATCACCGAATCGCCTGAACGGTACAGACATTATGACCGGGATCGGGGTGACCAGCAGCAGGGCGCGGTTCGGGCTGGCGGCGTTCTTCGGTAAGGCCGGCATCAGTAAGTCCGATGAGCAGATGGCAGTTCAGGCGCTGGCGCGGTATGCCATAGATTCAGCACCAAAGAACGTGCGGAAGGCCGCGGGTAAATCACTGGGGCGCTGCTGCCTGATTCTGGCGCAGTTTGCCTTTGCAGAGTATTCCCGTTCAGCGGAAACCACGGGAGCCTGCAGGGTATGTAGCGGTACCGGGAAGGTGCAGACGACTATCACGGAACGAAAAGTCACATACCCGTGGGGCAAAGCGCCATATTGGGCCAAAAGGTCACGCGCTGTTCGTCCGTCCGACTGGGAGAAGTGGACCGAAGTAACAACCATCGTCAACGGTAAGTGTGAAGCCTGTGACGGCAAGGGGAAGGTTAACGCCCGCTGCCGCTGCGGAGGTTCCGGTCAGGTGCTGGACCGCAAAGCGACAAAAGAGCAGGGAGCGCCGGTATATAAAACCTGTGAGCGCTGTTCGGGGAATGGTTTCACCAGCGTCAAGTCAGCGAACGCACACCGGGCGATCCAGATGTACATACCTGATTTACATCAGTCCTCATGGTCACGCAACTGGAAGCCGTTTTATGAAGGGCTGGTGGATATGCTTCACAAAGGCGAGAGGCAGGCTGCGGCAGAATTCGAGAAGGCGACCAGTTACTGAAGCGATCAAAGCATATAGCGGCAAATTTTTGCACGATAGAGTTGACTTTGCATAAAAGTGTCCTGTATGCTTCTAATCATGGATACGTACATCCAAATGAAACTGACTACTAACCCTGCCACCCGGCGGGGTTTTTGCTTTTCTGAGGACCGCGATATCTCATCGGTGGACATTCAGGTAAAATCAACAGCATTTCAGGATGTGAGGCACGGACGGAATGACAAATCTACCCGACGACTATTTTCTGGATGCTGATGACGAGCTTGTGGATTTCCTGGAAAAGCAGGGCGAAGAATCCATTAAGGAAACATATCAATCAAACACCACGAATATTGAGAATGGATATAAGTTACTCAACATTCAAATTGTAGGGATTGGATCTTCATTCCTGCTTTTGACGCAAAAGACAAGTTGGGACTATTTGACAGCAGGCTTGGCCGTTTTTATTTTTTTGTGGACGTGGAGTGCTATTTACCTGGTTCACGCAGGACTTTCCGCCAAAAATAGGGCCCTTATTCACTCCCCTCCCGAGTGTCTGTATACAAAAACATATAAAAATATTAATGAGCTAAATTATCAATATCTGCGCAGTAATGGTTATAACGGACCTAAAGAGGCTTTACCCGTTATGCGGAGGTATAGGCTTAAAAATTTAACGGATACAGCTGCGGAATTACGCGCATTAAACTCAATCATCAGGACGAGCCTTGATAGGGCGAGAATGGCTACGATCCTCGCCCCAGTAATCGCATTAATTGCTTCTGCTATTACTTTTTGTTTCTCCTGAACGGATCGGCAGAATCACCGACCAGGACACGTTTTGTTGTGAAGTCAGCAGAACCCTGTGACGGAGTTGGTTTTTGTTCCGCGGGCTGCTGAGGCTTGCTTTCACCCTGCGATTGTTTTGATTGAGACATGAAAATCCTCCATTTCTGAGTGGTTACTTCTGGCGATTTAACGATATCAGATGTGGTGATATGCCGCTACAAAGCAGCATCTGAAGACCTGCAAATGATTGCGAATCAGCAGGCCACGCCTGGGAAGGGCGTGTTGTCAAAAGCTACTCCTCCGGAAGCTCAGTTAGGTGCATAACCCCGGCCGGAGTAGCGCTATATGAAACCATCAGCAATCTAATCCCTACCAAAAATGGTAGGTTTCATGGTTGTTAATTTAAGGTAAAAAGTTTGCCGTGAAGTTACCCGGTAACCTCCAGACTGGGGCGGAAGTTGTCAACCAGAGATGGAATTAAAAGTCCGCAGGCCACGGCATGACAAGCCAACGGTCTTCCGAAGCAATTCGGCTTCACAAATATTCACATTTCTTGTACTAAACATACTTTCGCCTGCTCGCCGCAGGCATTTTTTATGACAAAACCGCGCCGATTGACCGTGGATTGTGTCGTTATTTGACTATATCCATTATTTGATAATAATTATTACCGTGGTGAATCCCCCTATGCGGAGGGGCATTGCCAGTCTGATATGTTTTTTTGCGCATTGCGAGTCGTCTGTGGACTGGCGGCGACTTACCGGGAGGCACCCGGCACCACACCTAATAAAAAATGATGATAGCTGTAAGGCCCACTTCGGTGGGCTTTTTCTTTGGGCAAAAAAAAGCCCGCATGGTTTCATGCAGGCAAGGCAGTTACATTTAGATTTTGTCCCGGTATATGTTTTTTTGTCCGGAAGTCGAAAGATACTGTCTCGAATACATTTTGTAAATAACGGATTCAAATCACAAGGCCATGCATTTGCATGGCTTTTTTATTATCAGGTCCCGCAGGAATCATCATCGACATGCTTCGTTGTTAAATCCAGCCTGACGGGCCTGACCCTTTTCAAACACACAGCTTCCCGATCTTTAATCGGAGGCGGTAACTATGGCTAAACGTATGCAAGACAAAGAGAGCATTGCCGGGATGTCCTGGCTGGTTCTGCTGATCATTGCTTGCTGGGGTGGACTTGTCCGCTACCTGATAGATGTGAAGCAGAGCAAGGCAACATGGAGCTTGATCAATGCTCTTGCCCAAATGGTGGTTTCAGGGTTTACCGGCGTTATTGCTGGCCTGGTGAGCATTGAAAGCGGACTGAGCATTTACATGATACTGGCCACTTCCGGGATTAGCGGGGCAATGGGTTCTGTTGCTTTGACCTATTTCTGGGAGCGCCTGACGGGGATTAAAGATGCAAATCAGTAATAACGGTATCGCGCTGATTAAGCGATTTGAGGGTTGTAGGTTAACTGCATATCCCGACCCGGGCACTGGCGGCGACCCGTGGACAATCGGTTATGGGTGGACCGGGAAAGTAGACGGCAAGCCTATCAGGCCCGGAATGAAGATTGACGACGCAACGGCGGAGCGTCTGCTCCGTACTGGCGTGGTGAGCTTTGACCAGGCGGTAAGCAAGATGCTCAAAGTCTCCGTTACCCAGAACCAGTACGACGCACTTGTGTCCCTGGCCTACAACATCGGGACCCGTGCTTTATCCAGCTCAACGCTGATGAAAAAGCTGAATGCCGGGGATGTGAAAGGCGCAGCTGATGAGCTCCTTCGCTGGAACCGGTCAGGCGGCAAGGTAATGGCTGGATTAACGAATCGCCGCAAGGCAGAGCGTGAGGTATTTCTCTCATGAAACTCGTTGATGATTGGAAACATGCGTGGAAATTTTTCTCAATGCATGCGCTGGTGCTGGCCGGGGTAATCCCTACGGTCTGGGCCGAACTGCCGCCGGACCTCAAAGCCTCAATCCCGCCGGGTACGATGGGCGCTATCACAGCTGTAATTGCTGCGTGTGGTGTGGTTGGTCGTCTGGTTAGTCAGAGTAAGCCGCAATGACCGCCGAAGCCATTCTGGCGCTGGTGAAAAAGTTCTGGCTGCCGGCGCTTATGGTCGTGCTGGTTGGTGCGCTGGCTATCTCTGCCAGCCACTACAAAGACAAAGCCGAGCAGGAGAAGCAGCGAGCCGATAGCGCCGAGCAGCAGGTAAACGCAGCTCAGGCAATTACATCCAACGTTCTGACCACCATGACCATCTTCAACACCATTGCCGAGGCCAATCAGCATGCAAAAGAGCAGATCGCGCTGGACGCATCGGGAGCCTCGGCTGATATCCGGGTTGCTGTTGCGAATGATGATTGCACTATTCGCCCTGTGCCTGCTGGCGCAGTTAAGCGGCTGCAACAATTCGCGAACGGTTTACGTCAAAGTTCCGGTGGTCCCGTTACCAGCCAGCCTGACAGGTGAGACCCCTCAGCCAGCAATCCCTGACAGTTTGACGTGGGGCGAGAGCCTGGATTTGAACGTCAGCCTGCTATCGGCGCTGGGGCAGTGCAATCTGGATAAGGCGGGGATTAGAAATATTGAGGAAGGACGCCGCAGTGTTTTGTAATAATCAGACAAATAAGCAGCACGATACGATTTAGAGTAGGAGCGTAAGCTAAAGCAATCTCATAGAGATTTTCGATCAAGAGCCTCGTTAAGACGTTTATTGTTCTTAGAGTGTAACTAATCAACACCTCTAAACTTATACATCCGCTCAGGCCCAGCTAAACATTGGGGCGAATAACAAATCTGTGTTTGTGAACCGCCTAAAGTAAAAAACTTAATTTCAAAATTCAGTAACGATGCAATAATCGTGACAAGCGTAACAGATTATGATGTTAGTTTTAGCTTGGCAAGTTTTGATGGTGTACGTTAGAAAATCCATCATAATCATATGATTGGCAGGCGATTGTTTATAATGTGCACAGCGCAAAACGGTGATTACATGCAGAGATTTACTAGTGCCATACGTAAATCGGTTGAACAAAAAAATTGGTTTTCCGCATTATTTCTGGCTTTGGCAATGCCTGATATATGCGCACAGACAGAAAAACCATCAGGTAAACATGCTAAAGACAAAGGCAAAAAGTACAGGGAGTGGTACAGGAAATATCTAAATGATAAATATGTATATAAAGATGAGCACGGACAAGACGTAGGCTTTACAGGAGCAGACTGTTGGAGTTTTAGATGTGCATGTTTGCATAGTGGATTAGGTGCAGAAGCGCGTGGGCGAGTACAAGAATGGGCTTTCCGACCTCCTTTAAATATCCCCGGGCTGGAGATTAATATAGGGACTTTCGAGAACAATGGTAAAACAACTATGCAGATTGATTTATTTGCCGAAAATGTTTGCTTAGCTGTCGAGAAGTGGGAAGAGGATATGTCACTAAACCATGATGTAGTCAAACGAATCAGTGAACTCATTCACATTGATGATAGACATAATGACAACATTGTTATCTTTGATTAACAAAGCTACTTGTGACGGCATCTTATAGGCATTACAGAAGCCATTCCATAGAGTGGCTTCGATAATGCTGGAGGAATCTTATGGCAACGATTAGGGATTTATCCCGGCAGCTGAAGCAACTGCAGAAGCAAATCCCCTTCGCCGCAGCGCAGGCCATGACATCTGTAGTGAGGGAAATTGCCGCCGCGCAAAAAGTCGCACTGGGCCGAAAGCTGGAATCCCCGACGCCTTTCACGGTTAATGCTGTGGGCTCATTGGGGGCCAGAAAGAATAACCTCCGCGCGAAAGTTTATGTGCGTGATATTGCCGCTGAGTATCTGGAGCCGTTCGAGTTTGGTGGCGATCATAAGCTGAACAGCCAGGCGCTGCTCAACCCGAAGAACATCAAGCTGAATAAGTACGGCAACATGCCGCGCAATAAGCTTTCGCAGATGAAAGCGAAGCCCAATGTGTTCGTCGGTGATGTGAATGGCGTTGATGCTGTCTGGCAACGCCGGAAGCCGAGAAAGGCTAAGAAAAAACGGGCAAAACGTTCAGCGAACGGTACGCGCAGGCCGAAACCGAAACAGCGCTCTCCTAAGCTGCTGGTGAGGTTTGGTGATGCTCTGGCCGTAACGCCAGTGCTGGGGTACATGGACCGCTCAAAGTCTATGGCAGAAGCAATGATGCCCGGTGCGCTGAGCCGTGCCATCGCTGATGCGATCAGGACGGCGCGGTGACCCGCCCCCCCCCTGGGGTTTGGGTCCTTCCTGAGACTTTTGTAAGGCACGGGCATTGCGCGCCGCGGTGTTTTTGTAGCTACAACTTTTTATTTTGTGTCCCATGTCCCACCCCAAGGGATCGCCAGCCACGCCAGAGCCAGCACGGATTATTCCATTTATTCCAGTGGGACATTCGTGTGGGACATTGCAAAAATGTCCCAGGTAAATGTCCCACCCCAAAAATGTCCCAGGTGATGCCCCATGACCACGATGAACCAGAGTCAGTACGCACAACATTCAGGCGTCGATCGTAAGACCATTGGCCGATGGATCAAGGCTGGTCGGTTTATCGTCATGGATGGCGACCTGATTGATGTTGAAGCGAGCGATTCCGCGCTGAAGAAAAACCGCGATGGAAAAGATCCGCGGGCATCAAACGCGAAGAAGAAAAAAGCCGCAGCACCCCGGAATGATGGTGACGATGAAATTGACGAAACCGTTCGCCAGATAATGCTTACGGAAGGTGCTGACCTTTCCAGGGAAGAGGCTGCACGGATCCGTGAAAATTACATGGCTCTGCAGGCAAAGCTTCAGTATGAAAAAGACAGCGGCCAGACAATTGAATTGGCCATCGCCGAGGAGGTTCTTTTCAATGCCTTTCGCCAGCAGCGTGATGCCTGGCTGAACTGGCCTTCTCGCGTGGCACCGCTGATAGCCGCCGATCTGAATGTGCCGGCGGACAGGATGACAGAGGTGCTGATTGAACATGTCCACAAACATATCTCAGTCCTCGGAGAACCAGAGTTTAACCCAGCGGAAGATTGATCGTCTTCAACTGAGTGTCCGAAAAGGGTGGACACCGCCGCCACGCATCAGCGTCCCGCAATGGGCCGATGACTACCGAAAGCTGGCTAAAGAAGCTGGCAGCACCTCCGGTAACTGGGAAACATCAACGGTAGAGATCGCCCGCGGTCCTATGCTGGCCGCGACTGAATCGGGCGTCCACGTTATTACCGTGATGTGCTGTACTCAGTTGATGAAAACCGCGCTGCTGGAAAATCTGTTCGGTTATTTCGCACACCTCGATCCATGCCCGATTTTGCTCCTGCAGCCGAAAGAGGAAGCAGCAGAGCAGTTTTCGAAAGAGCGTATCAGTCCGCTGGTACGCGTGACACCTGTGCTGCGTAATATCATCGGTGACTCAAAACAGAAGAGTTCGAAAGAAACCATTTTGTATAAAGCCTTCACCGGCGGATTCCTGGCGCTGGCTGGCGCCGGTAGCCCTGATAACCTTGCGCGCCGTCCTATCCGTGTTTTGCTGGCGGATGAGGTGGATAAATACCCGATTACTCGTGAGGGTGATCCCATTGCCCTGGCGGAAGAGCGAACCGCGACATTTGGCCTTAACTGGCTGTCTGTGCGGGCTTGTTCGCCGACGGTTGAAGATGAAAGCCGGATTGCTGCCAGTTACGAAGATTCAGATCAGCGGCGGGCCTCTGTAGTTTGCCCCCACTGCGGGCACCGACAGTTCCTTGATTTCTTCAAACATGTCCAGTGGCCGAAAGAAGGTGATAAGCATCTGACCAAAGCGGCCATGATCCATTGTGAATGTTGTGGCGCTGGCTGGTCGGAAGGCGAGCGTCTGCGGGCATTACAGACAATTCGCTGGCACCAGACTAAACCGTTTGAATGCTGTGGTTCCCGCCATTCTCCATTAATGGAATATGATCAGAAATGGCATGAAGGCGATGAGGGGAGTGTTGATACTGTCTGGCGCTGGTCGGAGTCGGAACGGCATGCCGTATACCGGGCGATTTGCCCGGACTGCGGGGCCGAGGCGCTGGATAATCAACACGCCGGGTACCAGGCGTCAAAACTCTTCAGTCCCTGGCAAAAAGACAAGCCATCGGATATTGCGAAAAAATACCTCGATGCAAAAGGTGATCCGGATAAAGAACAGGCCTGGTGGAACACCCAGATGGGGTTGCCGCACCGGCCCAACCATGGGAAACAGCTCCCGGTTGATGTTCTGCTGGCGCGCCGTGAAGTCTTTCCGGCCGTCGTTCCTGATGGCGTGGCATTATTAACTGCCGGCGTCGATACCCAGGATGACCGATTCGAAATCACGATCACTGGCTGGGGTCGGGACGAAGAATCGTGGTCAGTTGCGCATGACGTCATTTATGGCGATCTGGAGACTGAGGAACCGTGGAAGCGCCTCGATGCGTACCTGAAACAGATATGGCGACGTGGTGACGGGCGAGGGCTGAATATTCTGGCTGCATGTATGGACTCCGGTGGTCACCATACCCAAAAGGTTTATGAGTTCTGTAAAGAGCGCCTTGGGCGTCGTATCTGGGCTATCAAGGGGGAGTCTGCGCAGGGGGGCAAACGCAACCCCGTCTGGCCAACCAAACGACCGACATCGAAAAGTAAAGCCAGCTTCAGGCCAATTATTCTTGGCGTGAACTCTGCGAAAGATGTTGTCCGTGGTCGCCTGCATCTTGAAACGCCGGCTTTAGGTACTGCAGGTGCGGGCTATATGCACTTCCCGGATGATCGTGACCTCGGATATTTCAACCAGCTACTGGCAGAGCGACTGGTTTACAAAGTCACTGCGGGTCAGCGTTATAGCGTCTGGGAACAGATACCGGGGAGGGCAAACGAAGCGCTCGACTGTCTTGTTTACAGTTATGCGGCGCTATGTGGGCTAAAACATATGGGGTTAAAACTCAACGTTCGGGCAGCCAACCTTGCCGCTGACCCCGATAAATTCCTGCCAGCTCCTCCTGTACCCGAAGAAAAAATTAGTTACGAGTTACCGGGCGCCGTCATTGTTGAGCAGCCAGATGAAAAACCAAGACGAAAGCGGATCTCGCAACTTTTGCCATAAGGAGGCCCCGTGCCACAAATCACAACGTTACTGACCGGAATGAGTACTGAACAATTACAGGCGGCGCTTAGTCAGGCGCAGCAGGCATATATCGACCTGTCAACGGGTGCGAAAGGTATCTCTTTTTCGTACACACAAGGCGACGGCACTCGAACAGTAACCTATCAGCAGACAAGTCTCGGTGATTTGCTGGCGCTGATTCAAACGATACAGGCAATGCTTGGGATTTCCAGAAGGCGTCCAATACGGGTGAGGTACTGATGAGTGTGCAAATCTTAGGGGCTGACGGACGTCCTTTGCCGCCATCTACTCAGAAGATGAAGTACGGGGCGTTGTCAGGTAGCGGCAGAGTTCCATATGACGCGGCGGACTCCTTTAGCGATCAAATGGCCAACTGGCAGCCAGCTCTGTGGTCACCAGATAATGAAATTAATATCTATCGTGATCGCATTGTGTCTCGAATGCGGGACCTGGCACGTAATGACGGATGGGCGTCAGGGACAATAACACGCGTTCTGGATAATGCGGTTGGTGCGAATTATCGACCAATCTTTAAACCCGATTATCGGATGTTGCGTCTTATTACGGGCAATAAGGCGTTTGATGCTACCTGGGCGGATGAGTACGGAAAGGTGATTGAAGCGCACTGGCGATCATGGGCAAATGATCCCGGACGATATTGTGATGTTGAGCGAAAACAAACAGTTTCTCAGATGCTACGGCTAGGATTTCGTCACAAGTTGCTCGATGGCGATTCGTTATTGATTCTTCAGTATCGACGCGACCGTTTAGGCCCCGGACGCGGACAGTATGCCACGACGGTACAGGTCGTCGATCCTGACAGACTCAGTAACCCACAGCAGAATTTCGACATGCCGAATATCCGTGGCGGCGTGGAGATTGATGCCGATGGAGCACCTGTCGCTTACCACATCCGTGAAGCGCATATCGGCGACTGGTGGAGTGGAGCGAAAACCATGACATGGCAGCGCATTCCTCGTGAAACATCATGGGGACGTCCGATAGTGATCCATGATTTTGATATGGAACGGGGGTCGCAACACAGGGGGGTAGGAATACTAGCACCTATAGTGCAGCGCCTGAAAATGCTGATTAAATATGATGAGTCTGAGCTTGAGGCGGCAATTCTGAATGCCATCTTCGGTGCCTACGTTGAATCACCATATGATGCCCAGATGGTGTCTTCAGCCCTTGGTGATACAGGCTTTGGTGGTGATGAACTGAGTGCATATCAGACTCAGCGAACTGAATATTACCAGGATAAGCGCCTTAATCTTCAGAATGGCGCCCGAATCCCTCATCTCTTCCCTAATGAAAAAATAGTTACTCTGGACGCGGCTCGTCCAACCAGTAACTTTGACGGGTTCGAAAGCGCGGTATTACGGAATATCGCCGCAGCAACAGGATTATCCACCCAGCAGGTTACTCAGGACTGGTCGGATGTTAACTATTCATCTGCGCGTGCAGCCATGTTGGAAGCCTGGAAAACGTTAACTCGTCGCCGTGACGATTTTGCAACAGGAACCGCTCAGCCAGTCGCTTCAGCATTTGTAGAAGAAATACATAGTATTGAATCGTTGCCGTTGCCTTCCGGAGCGCCAGATTTTCTTGAGGCCAAAGCGGCATATTGCCGTGCGCGATGGATGGGGCCGGGACGGGGATGGGTGGACCCGGTTGCTGAGAAGAAAGGCGCGATCCTCGGGCTTGATGCCGGTCTGTCCACCCTGGAAATGGAAGTGGCTGAAAACGCCGGCGAAGACTGGGAGGAGGTGATGGATCAGCGCAAACGCGAAATCGATGCCTGTATGGAGCGTGGCCTTCCATTACCCAGTTGGGCACAGGCGGATCAGTTCGCCAGCGAGACAATTAAAGACCCGGAGGAAAAGTGAATCTACCTCATCTGGCGCAGCGTCTGTTTAATACGCCGCTCGCCCTTCACCCAAATAAAGCCGAGGTCATTATGGCTGCGGTCATGGATCGGTTTGGTATCAGCAGAATTGAATCCTCTCTGGCGATGGAAGATGACGACTGGTACGGATATGACGATAAGCGGGGGCGGGAATCCCGTAGCGACCCGGGTTATGACAATGTGCTGGGCGTTGCTGTTATCCCGATATGCGGGACGCTGGTGCAGAAGCTGGGCAGTCTGCGTCCATACAGTGGCATGACTGGTTATGACGGTATTCGTCAGGCTTTCCTGACCGCGATGGAAGACCCCGATATTACGGGGATCTGCCTGGATATTGATTCGCCCGGCGGCGAGGTCGCCGGATGTTTCGACCTGGTTGATGTCATTTACGGCGCCCGCGGCAAAAAGCCCATCCATGCCATTCTGACGGAGAGCGCCTATTCCGCTGCCTATGCGATTGCCAGTGCGGCGGACCGGATTTCTGTTCCCCGAACCGGTGGTGTGGGTTCAGTGGGTGTGATCACCATGCACCTTGACTGGACCCAGCGGATTAAAGATGACGGACTCAAGGTTACCATCATCACCTACGGATCCCGTAAGGCTGAGGGTTCACCGCTGAGAGAGCTGTCAGATGAGGCGCTGGCGGCTATTCAGCAGGACATCAACACCATGGGAGAATTGTTCGTGAATACCGTCGCCCGAAATCGCGGGATAAGCGCAAAGGTTATCAAAAGTACTCAGGCTGCCTGTTTTATGGCTGCTGATGGTGTGGAGCTTGGACTGGCTGATGAGGTGTGTCCTCCTGATGCTGCGTTCAGAAACTTACTTGAAAAAACAGGAGCCTGAAATGGCGAAGAAAAAGACATTTAGTTTTGCTCACCTTATTGGCCGTGGCGCGACTGCTTCCGAAGAGGAAGAGGACAAAAAAGCCAAAAAGGCGAAAGGCCGTCGCGCGGAAGAGGATGAGCGCGAAGATGATGCCGGGGACGATGAACGTGAAGATGACGCGGAAGACGACGAGCGTGATGATGACGCGGAAGATGACGGCGACGACCCGGAAGCGTCGGAAGACGATGACGATTCCGAGGATGACGGCGACGACGACCGCAAAGAAAGCAAAGCGGTGAAAAATGCCCGTGCCGCCGAGCGTAAACGTTGCGCCCGCATCTTCGGCAGTAAGCACGCCGCGGCAAATCCGTCACTGGCCGCTTCACTCGCATTCAATACCGGGATGAGCTCTTCCGCCGCTATCGATGTTCTGGCATCCACGGCGCCAGCCTCGCAACCACAGGCAACGCGCGGGCGCTCTCTCGATCAGCGCATGCAGGAAAGCCATGATGTCCGGCTTGGGCAGGATGGGGATAAACCATCTGGCGGTAAAGCGACACTGGTGAACAAAATGACCAGTCTCTACAACTCCACCAAAGGAGAGAAATAATGGATCAGTATGGTCAGAATCAGTTTGCTCCGGGTATGAAAAGTGCCTTGTTTGTACCGGACCAGCTCATCGCCGGTACGCTTCAGCTGGTTACCGATACCGGCATTATCACCGGTGGTACCTATAAGCGTGGAACCATACTGGGGATGGTTACCGCCAGCGGCAAATACACGTTGAGTGTCAATACGGCAACCGATGGTAGCGAAACCCCGGTGGCTATTCTGGTTGATAATGTTGATGCGTCAACTGCAGATCAGAATGGTGGTCTGTATCTGATGGGCGAATTCAACCAGAACCACATCATCTTTGATGACACCTGGACCGTTGCAGAACTAAAAACAGCCCTTCGCCCGCTGGCTATTTTCCTGAAAGACAGCACCCAGGCCCCTGTAGCTACTTCCTGAGTTACCCCTCTCACTCCTGATTTATTGCTTTAACCGGCAGGAGCTGACTCATTTCAATTTTTGCCAGCGTGCAGCTGGCATTATCAAGAGACTGAATATGGAAAATATTTTTGATACCAGCGTGCTGGTACAGGTCGTTCCTAACCTGAAAACCAGTCAGAACTGGCTACTCGATCGCTTCTTCCCGAATGTCGTGACCTACGAGACGGAAGAAGTGGCGATTGATGTTGATGTCGGCCTGCGTCGTATGGCGCCGTTTGTCTCTCCGCTGGTGGAGGGCAAGCTGGTCGAGTCCCGTAAATACCAGACCAATACCTTCAAACCTGCGTACATCAAAGACAAGCGCGCCCCTGATCTGCGTAAACCGATCCGTCGTCAGATTGGCGAGCGAATTGGTGGCGAATACACCGCCGCCGAACGCGAAATGTTAAATCTGCAGTTTGAAATGACTGACCAGATCGACATGATCAATCGGCGTCTGGAGTGGATGGCGGCCAGCGCGCTGGTGTCCGGGACCGTCACGGTCACCGGGGAAGGTTACGAAACTAAAGTGGTGGATTTTGGTCGTGCTTCCGACCTGACCATCACCCTGAGCGGTTCGGATAAATGGCCGCTGACCGTTGCCGCCGGCGCGACCAATACCCAACCTTCTGATGATATCGAAGTCTGGCAGACCACTTTCCTGAAAGAATCCGGCTCTGTCGCCACTGACCTGGTCTTCACGAATAAGTCGTGGCGTGCATTCCGCCTGGATACCACTATCAAGGATAATGCCATCACCTTCCCGGCGCTGAGCCCGTTTGGTAACCAGATTAATGCGGGTCCACAGGTGATGAAGGGGGCTATCTATAAAGGCCGATGGGGTAACTTTGACCTCTGGTTGTATAACGACTGGTTTATTGACCCGCTTGATAATGTCGAGAAACCGATGATCCCTGATGGCGCTGTCATCATGAGCGGTGCGGACCTGATGGGCACCCGCGCCTTTGGCGTCATTCTGGACCCGGCATTCAACTACGGCCCGCTGGCCTATGCGCCCAAGTCCTGGGTGAAAGAAGATCCGGCACAACGCCTTATCCTGATGCAATCCTCCCCGCTGGTTATTCCGAGCCGGGTAAACGCATCCCTCTGCGCAACGGTGGTCTGATATGGCTAAAACAATCAAAACCGGGTCGGTGGATGACCTTAATGCGGAAGGTACCGCCGAAGAAGTCCTGAATATTGACGATCTGAATGCAGGCGGCATCGTTGAGGATAACCAACAGCATGACGAAACAGACGGTGATTCAGCAGATGATGCGGATGGCGATGAAGATGAAACCGCTGCTCCTGAATACGTAGTTCTGAAGGGTAACTGCATTCGCCATGACGGTGAGATTTACCGCGAAAATCTGTGTATTCCGGTCTCCGGTAAGGACGCAGAACGTCTGCTGGCTGCAGGTGTGATCGCCGATGTTCAGGTTCTTCGGCAGCGTGCGTTATCTGCTGCGCGTGGCGTGAAAATTACTACGGAGTAAGCGGATGGGAGTGGACTGGGATTTACACCTGTTGAGTCCGCTACATGGCGTCTTCGGCGATGAACACGAGTACCGTCCCAAAGACGGTGCTCCTTTCACAATTAACGGCATTTTTGACCGTGGGTATGCCCAGGCTGCTGAAAACCTCGACGGGGATTCAGTGATCAATACCTCCAGTCCGATGCTCGGCGTACGTGATGCCGAGTTCCGCAAGCTGGGGAAACCTCAGCCTGAAGTATCGGACCGGGTGTTTATTAAAACCGTCGGCGGCCACGTCATTAATCAGTTATTCGTGGTGTCCAATGTCGAGCCTGACAGTCATGGCGGATCCCGCCTTGTTCTCAATGTGGTGAAAACACGATGAATGCATCAGCTATTCGCAAAATGGTGGTGACGGCGTTGGTTGGTCACACCGATGCTGGTAACCGCGTTTATTCGCCGCGGGACTGGCCAACTTCGGCAGCGCTCTATCCGGCGCTATTGGTTCAGACGCCGTTTGATCACAAAAAGGCGCAGGGGAGGAATACGCCGGCGTTCACCACGGTGACCACCGTCCGTATCACTGGCCGCGTACAGGAATATGACGGGGAAACCGATGATGATGGCGCCATGCGGGCAGAGGTGACTCTGGAGGACCTGCGCGAGCAGGTGGAAAGGGCGGTCATCAACAGCTACGAGCTCACCCGTAAAATCCAGAAGTACGCGGAAGTCCGTTCGACGATTAACGTTGACGGCGAGGGGGAAGCGCATTTGGGCCAGTTGCTGTTCGAAATCGATATCGAACATTATCAGGGGCCGGAAGATTTTTGTCCCATCGACCCGCCACCTCTGGAGGGGAGCGATATCGCTGTCAAAATGCCGGATGGCACCCCGCGCCCGGGCCTCAGTACTAACCTTCAGGAGTAATCATGTTTGTAAAACCAAAAGACGGGCTTAGCGTTCGCTGCCCCGTCCGGGGGGAGCCTTTGCCCAAAGAGGGCGGGGAAGTTCCGGATAATATCTTCTGGCGCCGCCGTCTGAAGGATGGCGATGTCAGCCTGGTGCTGGAAAAAGGTGTGAAGAACACCGCTAAAAAAGAGGACGCTTAAATGACCGTTCCGTTTTCACGCGTACCCAATAACCTGCGGCCACCGTTGTTTTACGTTGAATTTGATAATTCCATGGCAAACACGGCAACAGCCACACAAAGAACCTTGCTGATTGGCCAGATGCTGACCGCCGGCACGGCGGCGGAAAATATCCCGGTGAAAGTTTCTTCCGCCAATAGCGTGGGCGAACTGACCGGAAAAGGCTCTTTGTTGCATGGCATGATGGCGGCCTACCTGAAAAACGATACCGCTGCTGAAATCTGGATCCTGCCGCTGGCGGACGACTCCGGGTCAATGACTGCTGCTAAGGGGAGTATTAAGGTTGCGTCACAGGCGTCAGAGACGGGTGTAATCTCTCTCTACCTCGCAGGTACCCGTGTGCAGCTTACCGTACTGGCCACTGATACCCCGGCGCAAATTGCGACAGCACTGGTGGCTGCTATCGCCAAAAAAACCGACCTCCCGGTAACCGCTGCCATAAAATCTGATGCGACGGATACGGTTGAACTGACGGCTAAAAATGCGGGGCTCCTCGGTAACGGGATTGATATTCGCCTCAACTATCTGGGGACTCAGGGAGGTGAAGTGACGCCGGTACATAAACATTTTCAGCAACCGGTTGACTGGCCAAGGATTTAATTTCTATTACAGCGGAGGGTTTTACTTATCCTACATCTATCCCAGCGGAGAAACCGGAACAATTGCTACCGGAGAGGTTCTGGCGCCTGAGGTCGGGAAATGGTATGTCGCTGCTGGTATTTTTGACGCGGCAAATAAAACCGCGAGTGTCAGAATCAGTGAGCTGGGTCTGAGATACGGGAGTATCGGCGGATCATTCCCGGCAAATACCGTGCTTGATGCGGCGGTATCAATCGGAGGTGGGCCGGACGGTAGCACGACGTCGTCAATGGCGGGTGATATTGCGTTTGTCGCGTTCTATGACGGCGCATTCACGGCCACGCAACGTGACGCAATGATTTCTGTAGGGCAGACAGTTCTGCAGGAGCGCGGTCTAATCTGATGGGGACTGCCACCTTAAAGGTGGCGGTTCATTTGAGGAGAGGTTATGACGATTTCATGGTGCGGGCGAAAGGCTGTGTCTTACTTTTACGCCATTATCATCGGCGCCTGCCTTCAGCATTACTTTCCGGGTGAAGTGCTTTGGTTAATACTGGCATTACTTCCATTTGGGATAAAATTAAAATTCTCGCATTAGCGACAATAAGTCGAAATTATTATTAAGTCTGTATTCAGGGCTTTTCTCCTAAAGGGATGTAAAGTTCACGTAATCCGGCGAAATACATGACCGATAGATACATGGCAGTAAATAGCAATAGTAGCCTTATGTTATTATTATCAGTGTATTTGTATCTTTTTTTGCGAGATTCAATTGATGACGTCTTAGGGTCGAATTCAGGCTCTCTGGCAATAAATTCTGATAGTGAATTATAAAGAGAATCCATCTCTTCTTCAGTCATTTCTGTTTTGTCAATCTGATGGGCGAACTTGTTGCGTATCGCGTTGAGTTTTTTCATAAACTGAAAGCACTCGTTTGGAAACGAGAAATTTTTTGCAATAATAAGCTTGTTGTTAAAGGTTAAGCTAACTGAATTATTAAAAAAATTCTTATTGTGGCTGCTTGCCTCAATCCATGTTTCTAAAATTTTTTCACAAACCATGTGAATCACAAGAACAGCGCTGAGCTGGTCGGTATGGAATGTGAGCGACACAAAACGCATGTTCATCTCTTTCATTCTCAGCAGCGTTGAAAAATGCGCCTTATCCATAAATGCCTCCAATGCTATCATCGATCCTCAACGTAGCACGACGGCTGGTTTCCTTTGAACCTGGAATTTTATCCATAGCTTACGGGTCACGATATGAGTGAAGACAATTATTTATGCCCGGAATGGGCAAAGACGGGGAACAATATCCCTCATGACTGGAAGAAATACGTAAGTGAGGAAGTCATGGCGATTTGGGGGAACTTTAGCGAAAGTCAGCGCATGGCTCTGGGTCGGTGTTTTGATGAAATAGCGAGTCGTGAGGAATGGGATTGAAGGAGTCGAGCGTGTTTCAGTGATCTCGCCCGCGCCATCAATGGGTTACTTCTGCCAAGAAAATTGATAGCCGCAACCTGTCTTGATCTCTCCACTCAATAAAAATACTGTATGCATAAACAGCATTTATGGGAGGGAGGATCATGATCCGACAGTCAGACATCAACCAGGCCTTTCGGGAGGCAATTCTTCGGAACTCGAAAGGCTATCAGTATCTACACACACGAGACTTCATCTCTTGTTTGATGCTGCGGGGCATTCATTTCTCAGAGTCAGAAGCCAATCGGTGGATAGAGCGCTATCAGTCGTGCTTCGCTGACAAAACGCCGGATCACACAGAAAACAGGCTGTGGATTCTCCGCAACATGGGGAGGGTGATGTAATGACTGCCAGCCATTTTCCTTCTCCTGCTGCTGATTACATAGAGCAGAGGCTGACAGTCACAGCTGCGTGTGACATCGGCGCTAACTCGCAGGTTATCCAGACTGACCGCGGCTATGTTGTTTTGGACTTGTCGTTAAAAGTGACGCAAGGAAGCGTCCTGCTTATCCGCCTGGCTGGCGAACTGCAGTTTGCAAAATTGATGGGCAGCTCTTTTATCACAGCCGAAGGCGAGAGCATTGAAGGTGAGGCGCTGGAAGATGTGGAAGTTCTCGGCGTAGCCACACACGATTAA